CGTGCCCACAGTTAAGGAGACCTTAAAGGCTCCAACCACTCTATTTGAAAAATGATTCTCTTTGAACAACGCTGGAAGTTGTCGGAACTTCACGCTGTCATTTAACGTCATACAGTGACGAAAATAAAATATTTATTTAATTATTTATTTATTTATTAAATTAATTAATCATCGCGTCTTTATAGGGTCAGCCCGATGAATCCAGGCCCATTTGACGCGGTTGGCATTCCAACGATTAGTGTAATGCCAGTTTGGTAACGTCTCCACGTCTGAACCGAGAGCCTGTTTAATGGTCCAAACAGACTCGACGTTACCTGCGGAATTAAGTAAATGTCCGCATTCAAGGGTGAGCCTTACTGATGGGGGGAGTGTTAGGTAATTGCCATAACACCCATCGGTAGGTCCGCCTGGAAATGGTTCCTTTAAATGGTCTGGAACCTTGACCGGATCCTTCGTGGCTGATCTCCACTCGGGATTTTGTTGATGAAAATGACACCATTGGGTCGGTGTCGGGTAATCCGAAGACCACCACATTGGCAGGAGTGATATATCCTCTGCCTTGTGAATATGTGCCGTGGGCAGTTGACATAATTCACATGTCACGTTTGAGTCGAGGACAAAATGAGCTTTGCCTCCTGTCGTTTTATCTGTGACTTCGTGAATAGCCACATTAGCTTCCGGCCCGGTCTGGACGTCAAGAAGATCAAGAGCTGGCTTCTTCTTCTGGAGTGACCGGATATCCTCCTGATGGCAATCTTTGCGAACCTTGGCCAGTCCGCGTTTATGACGGTTTTCAAAATCCGCCTTGGCTGATGAATCCATAGCCGAGGAACTTAAGAGTCTTTTAAGCTGTTCCTCATAGTGGTTGACGATTGCCTGGTTTTCCTCAACCATGTTTCGATACAAGAGGTCTATGACCTCGACCTCGGAACTGTTTGCTGTAAGCGGAAGACTGAGGTTTATCTTCGCTTCTGTTGGTTCTTGCCATCTACCCTTGATCGGGCGGAGTGGTCTTGATTTGTAGAAAGTGGTTTTACCCATTTTCTGGTAGATTGAGGCTTTAACGGAGTGTTCTTTCCCCGTCAATTCTTCGAACGCATAAATTGTTGCGTTCTGGTCCATTGTGTATTGGTAAACCACTTGGAAAGCTTGATTATACATTTTGCCTAAGCTTGTGATTTGCCTTTGGATGTATTCCATTTCTTCACCCAAATTGCCTCTTGTGAACCATTTCATGTACAGGGGTTTGAGCTCGAGGGGCTTAATCCCTGTAGAAAGGAGGATGTGACAGAGGAGAACGTTCTTTTGGTAACGTTCTGGGACTACTGTCGTGTCGATGGCCAATCCCTTATAATTGCCGTGAGTGACAATATGTGGATTTTGAGCCAGAAACTCATTGGTGATGAGTGTCATTTTCTGTAAATTATGTTCGAGACATGGAGCTTCGAACTGGTAATAATTTGGTGCGGCATAGATCTCCGCTTCAATGCCAGTGCCTTCATGAGGTGGACAGACATAGTATCCGGGTCGATACCTGCCAGCACGGCCTTCTGTTTGTAGAGCGTCAGCTTGATTCATGGCGACTCTCTCAAGCTGGCCTTGGGTGTTGCGTAAGATCTCACCGCAACTGATGAAAATATCGATATCAGGCAGGTTCGCACCTGTGATAACGACGCTCGTGCAGACGAGTACGTCTACTGATCCAAGGTCTTGTTTCAGGTGTTGAGTCCTCCCTGAAATTTCCAGTGTGGTCTTCTTAAGGTCGTGGAGACAGGCCCTTAAGGCGTCAACTTCTGGATAAGTTGGCACATAGATCGCAGCTTTAAGGGGACCCCATTCATCAATTGCCCAAAGGTAATTCATGATTGGGGTGCTGCTGCGGATCACTTTCGTGATGGGAAAACGCCTGGGGATCGGTGTTTTGAAGAAGTACGGTTGGATATTCTTTTGAATCAGGTACTTCAGCGTTTTTGGGGTTGCGGACAAGAAGAAGATCCTCCTTGTGAAGTTATCGAGCTCAATCATTGACATCATGGCCCCGTCACGCTCGTGGAATTCATCCATAAGTATGATGTCATTAGCCTGTATCTGGCCTTGTTTCATGCGGTTGAGCAAATGACCGTATGTGCCGATATAGATACTGGCGGTAGGATCAATCGTAGTACGATTGGTCAATTTCTGTACTTTGTACGGAGACCCGTCGGTGTTTTCTGGGCTATCCCAGGTCTCGCGTAACAGGATTCGAGGAACGCAAATCCATATAGCCCTGAAGTCGTAAGGGGTTTCAAGCGGGCTGTACTTTTCCCCTGTTATCTTTGACCAGAGACCGTCAAAGGTGGTTCTGCGTGCTTGTAGTAGTGCGTATGGGAATAAAGTCGATTTCCCGGTACCTGTAGCACTACTAATAGTAATGTACTTATTGTTGGTCAGTACATTAGTGAATATATCTGACGGGATGAACCCATATCCCGTTGTTGAACCGTTCTTCCATGGGTTGTCAAATTTTGCGTTGGAACCAACGCTTACTGCCCTTTCATTATGCACCTTGATGTAGACAGAAATGTGTTCGAAAATTGACGGGAACAAGTCAATCAAGGGTGCGAGTGGTAGGACGTAACCCAGTTCAATCGGAAGAATTTCTACCATGGAGATCGTCAGTCTCTTCATGTGAATGTAGATGTCGCGCGGGAACATTGCGCTAATGGTCGCTGAAGACCGACCGGTGCTATGCCAGAATAATAAATTTGCCATGGCATACAGACGAGGGATTTGAAGCATGAAGACCATAAAGATCTTATAGACAAGTCCAAACCATGGAACTTTAAGGATGATCAGTTCCAGCCAATATAGGCTTGCGTAAACGATGGTTGCTAAAGCTACCATGTTTTTGTAGACATATAGAGGGTATTTTCGGACCTCCTCTAGGTAGGCAGGGTTTTCAATGCATTCTTGGATGAATGCTTCGCCGTTTGTGCAGCTCGAATAGGGTGATGCTGCGGCTGAGGACCCGATCTCAGCGATGGTGGTGATTTCTGAAGCCATTTTGGTATCACCGTCAGGGATGCTTGCTTCGATTGACCGAAAAATGAACTTTTCGACAAGCATTTGGTTTGATGTCCACGTGTAGTCAGGATAGATGATTTGTGGACCGGCCATCATCTTATACAAGGAACGAGGGAATAATTGAGTGAAATCGATTACTCGATCCACTGCTACGGCCGCGACTTCATGAATGGCATTGAAGTCATAACGCTGGGTACGCGGATTATAAATGCGACTAGCTTTTTTAAAGAGCTTGTCCATTGTGACTCTGTGTTCTTCGGTCATGTCCGTATCATCAGGTCTCATCCAGATCTGGAGGACGCGGAGATAGCTTGGAGGGTGCAGAGTTCGCAAAAACCTCAAAGCCTGGCGTTGGCGGGGGCCGGTGCATTCCTTTTCATGGTTGAATTTAAGGTCAATGTACTTCAACCCGAAATCATCGGTCTTTAAAGAAACGTTCACAAACTTGGTAATGTTGTAAAGACGGGCCCAGTTTGTGATATCTTCAACTGCTTCTAGTGCGAAAGTCTGATACAGGCCGTGATGGAAAGCAGTAAGTTGGAGATGGCCAACGTTGCGTTGTAGAGCGGCGGCAAGGTATTTCTTTTCCATGATCGGGGAGAAATACTGTTGGTAAAGCCTGTACTGAGTATCGAAATTAGTAATCTCGATGGCTTTCTGTTTTTCAAGTTGTCGGGCCTTCAGAATCCAGGACGGATTCGTGTGGTCTGAGCTTGATTCGTGCTTCGAGATTTCTTGTTTAAGTGTCTCAATGTGGCGGTAGGACCTGACTATTTTGGAACCGAGAGGGTCGGAGATTGCTATTTGGGGTAAAAACCCTCTCGCTTTGTCAGCCCTTGAAAGTTCCCGATTAGCTGGTAGGATCATATTGGGACTAATTGAACCGGAACTAGCTTGATAGTACCTCAGTTCCATTCTCCGAACCAGGGCTTCCGCTGTATCTTTTACCACGACATAGTTTGGCACCGATGTAGGTGCCGGAATTTTAGATAAAATTGGGGCCATGGTTGTCAGCCTCGCGGCTGAATTGACCTTGGCCGTAGCCTGGATTAGTGACAGTATGTCGGACTTGTCACGGGCTGTCGGACGGTGAACGAGAGTACCAAGGTACTCTACGTCTTCGATTCGATCAACCAGCTCGATGTCCAAGCGAAGGTCGTACTTGAGACACGAGTCCTTTAAACGTTGGAGGCCTTGTTGATGGGTCTTGTCGTAAGCCATCAACTCGCGGCGGCTGATTTTGATGGTCCAGCCTGAGTCATCACCAGTATTGAAGAGGACATTTTCTTTTCTAAACTGGCTTAAAGGCACCGCGTAGTTATGAAAATCCCACCAGGCTGCCCGAATGGCCATTTGGAACCCGATGGTGTTGGTGAATGTCGTGGTTGCTTCACCGGTGCCGCCTCCTCGGTTCTTGAGATGCATGTTGTAAAGAAGATGTTGGTTCTCATGGAGCTTGACCATCCTGTTGATCCCTTCATCAACCTTGTCAACATGCATGACAGGGTAGGTGGACGGGCCTGGCCTGAACTGGTCATTCAGGGTTTTAATATGTTCGACCATGTCCGAAAATGATTGGAACTTAAATTCATGGTCGTCGAGCCCTCTAGTAGAGGGCATCGTATAAGAATTGTACTTAAACCAAGACGGGAACTGTCCTGATTTAACGTGGAGATAGTACCTTGCATAAGGGGCCGGTACTTCTTCTGGGGTTGCCGCCAATACAAGACGATCTGCGTGGCTGCTTAATTTGTCCTGGTGCCGATGAGCTGCCAGACAGTTGGCGAATTGGCTCTCCATTTCTTCGTTGAATGATTGAGAACCTGTGATTAGGGCAATTGAGGGTCGGTCTTTCCGATCCCTAAAGTCGCCTATCGGCCAATAAGTCTCATCGGTGGTCAGAGACGTGAACAGGCGTAGCTTCATCTGTTCACCCTGGTCGTTAGCCCGTGGTACGGGCCGTTTGTATTGATTAAACGTGAACATTTCATCACCGTGGTTCACGATCACGATTTTCTTGCTTTGTGCAAGCTCATCGACGGGCAGGGCCAGAGCGTCTTCAAGCCGGATGAACTTGTCCTGATGGGAGGAGAGCAACTTAGATTGCATCAGGATGTCTTCGCCGTTATTTTTTGGAATGGCAATGACAAGGTTGTTATCTTTCCTCTCGGTGAGTGTGAAGATAACGGATTCCTGTAGATGATCATAATGAGCACGGGTGTATGATGCGATGGCGTCACCATTAGGGAGATGTTTATACCCGTGCCAGCCGATCCTACATAAGGCTTCGTAGACCCATGGGCCGGTTTTGGAGTCGTATTGGTTGGCGTCAGCGATGAAGAAACTCCCTCCCTCCTGTTTAGCCTCAAGGAGTTGGTCGTAAAGGTATTTCATATTTTGGTTGAGTCTCATACCCATACCAGCACCGGTCCGAGCCGGGTCATTCCTTTTAGTGACTTCAAGACGGAACACTTGACCAATCATATAGGACAATTGATCCTCCGCGACGACCATGCGAACATTTTTGTCACCGTAAAGAACCGGATGGCTTTTAACGACTTGAGCTTTTCCAAAAGCATGGTGTCTCATCCCTGGATGTTGGCCTGTTTTGAGGAGCACTTCTTCGGCATACTGCCGGGTTAGGTCATAAAACCCTGCATTCTTCATGGCCTCACGAGTCTTGAGGGAATTGAAAGGGATACCAGGTGAAAAATGTTCTTTATTTTTCATGAAGTTCAGCTGGTATTGCTGGATTTCCCTTGGAGTCGAGATTTCCGCCTTTTCGAAGAATTCGCCTCTTTCTGCGACGAGACTATCAGCGATAGCGTGGGCTACTTCTCTCTGGAATGAGGTGATGCCTTTGTAACCTGGCATATATCGGTCCGTCCCTCCTGTAGCGTATTCATTATGCCGGTTTGTTGTAAAGACCATATCGGCTGCAGGGGCTGTGCCGTACCGGTGGCGGTAGTTAAGGTTTCGGGTTTCGAAAGTCGGATCATTATAAAACTCTCCTTCTTCGAACTCGAGATCTTTAGCTGTCTCATGCGTCATGACGGGCTGACGGAAACGGACGGTGCGTTCTTGGGCTTCGAAGATTTTAGAGACATTTTCCTCGGTAATGCCTTGTGCTCTGGCGCGGTTCGCGAGATCTTGTAAAAATTCTAGATGACCCGTGATTGGGTCAGATTTCTGCTTAGACCGGCAGAAAACAGCTTCTTCTTCGAGTTGACGGCGGATTGAGATCCTGGGTTCTCTCGGTTTCTCAAGGCCCCATACATTTTTTAGTCGTTTAGCAGTTCGTGGGCCTGCTAATGAGTATAAGAAGATGGCCAAGATATCGTCAATGAAACCGATTAAGTGCTGTGCCGTCAGGTAAATGAATTCGCCTATGTACTTAATGCCATTGTAGAAATCACGAGCGTAGCAAAAGATCTCTACGTTGCGCAGCTCAACCCATTTGACAAATTTCTCGATATACTGAATCTGTCGGAAAGGAGCGGTCACTTTGAAGAGTAACTCCAAGATTCTCTTTGACGCGCTTTTCTTGTCTGTGGGTTGATCTATGTGATCTTTTGGGAGTAAGCGGGGTTGAGAGCTATCTCGTCGTGGCACGTAAGTCGGCTGTTCGCTAAGAATGGGTTGGTCCATTAACCATTCTGCGTACGCAAGGAGGATGATGTCAGAAGCTTCGGCTTCCGTATAACCGTAGAATTTAGGTCTAGTTATTGTGTTTCCTCCTTCATCCTTTTCATCGGTGGCGACCTGTTCATCAGAGTCACTGATAAGAATGAGGAACAGCTTGCAGAACTCAGCCCATGCCTCATCGTCCGTTATTCTCCCTTTTGTTCTTGATTGAATACTTAATTGGATAGAGCGGATGAGAGCGGCACTATCCTGGTTGTTGTCATTCCGCCACAAGGGATCATCCTCTCTAAAACCAGTTTTCCGAAAAGGGTCGGTATGGACGTCAAACTGGTCTCGGAAAGTTGTACTTTCCGTCTTGCTAATTAATGAAAGATTTGGAGAATTATTATCCGAGACGGGTTCCGGCTCGGGCCCCTCGGCAGCAAAAGCCATCCATTCTTCAAGACTCCGACCCTTAATCGTGATTTTTAGAGCTCGGCCGGATCTGACGAGCCACTCCCCAGGAATGAGGATGAATAAACTCGCCAAGTAGACTCCAATAAGGAAGATTGGGGCAATTATGCTATTTTTTGCCGCTATTTGGATTCCTATAGTCTGGCAATTGAACCAACTGGTGTAAGGAGCAGCTTCTTCTGCTTCAATGAGCGCGACTAAGACCTCCGGTATAAAAGGCATAGGGATTTCGATTGGAGCAACCTTTTTATTTACCAGGTCGAATTCTTTCCGCCAAAGAAATGGATGGAAGAAGATTAGTAAGTTGGTAACAAGTAGGCTTAAAGCTATCAGGGCAGAGATCGGTTCTAGTAAACACCCTGCTATGATGAAAGCTCCTGAAGTCACAAACGTCATGAGAAGGCCGATGATTATGACCCTACCGATATAATGGTCAGGTAAATCACTGTATGCTGGATTGGCAATACTGCGATTAAGGAGCTTAAATGGCCGGAGGAAGCCTTCATCTTTCAGGAACCTTGGTTCAAAGATTTTTCCTGACTTATTATCCCTGAACTGGAAGTGACCTAGCGGGAAAGGAAATCCATGCGAATGCTTAATAATGAGACTGGTGCGAGGATTTAAGAAAGCATTGTTTATTTCCATGAATACCTTATGGAATCCTTCGAAAGCGATGAAAATTCCAAGGAGCAAGTTGAGCCAAGACCTGGAAATGAAAATAATCGGGTAATGCCATACTGCCCCTATGGCGAATTTAACCTTGGTCCTGCCCTGTTCTGAAGTAAAATAAGGTACCAGTAAAGGGATGCTAAAAAGAAGAAGGAAAGCAAACTGGTAATTAGAATATAGGATAGACGCGAAGAGCGCGAGTCTTAATCCTTGATGGAAAGCAGTTTGGAGCCATTTCCTTTTCTGAGACCAATAATACATAATAACAGCCCTAGTAAGGCTGAGCGTGGAAATATTTTCTAGAGTAAAACCGGCATGCCATAGCATTCCGATAAAAGGTAATGCTGATGGTTGTTTAAAGTCTGTAGGTTGAGGCATGACTTTGTAAGACCTGTCCATGAGCTGGATATAATCTTCGGGACTCCCTGGGATGAGTGGTTTGGCGCCATATGCAATAATGGTCTGGATAGTTCCAGCACCTCCATGACAATAGATCTCTTCGTATTCAGAGAAAATCGACGGATCATAGGGCACGTGAATTTTATCTATTGACGGATCATCACGTAATTCTTTAGGGAACCAGTCAAGGTGGGCGCTACCGTATACCATGGCTCGAGGTTTTCTGGGAAGCCGGTATCGTGACAAGACCATTGGGTCCTGTTCTAGGAGTGTGAATCCGTTTGCGGATCTAGGCAAAGCACTTCCCTTTATTGCGCCTATGCGGAGATCACCACTGAAGGTTAGCGCCAACTGTTCAACGAACCATATGAGGGGGGTTCTTCTGGTCTTTGAATAGGTGATCGGGTTTATCCAGTTCGAATCAGGTGATAGGTTGTAACTGGAACCGGCGCCAGAAGGTTGTACATGAGGCTGAAAGACGTACTGGTATTGACGCCAGTGAGTGGTGATAAGGTCAGCGTAACCTGGAGTGAAGGCTTTAAAGTCACCCTTCATTAGGTTTTCAACCTCTTTGACATTAGCAGATTTGATCTGCCAGAGATGGGTTTTGATCCCGTGGTAGGCTGCTAATCGGCCGAACCACATTAAGGGCAGCTGGTCTCCTGTGGTGCCTAGTGAAGCAATTAAAAGACTGGAGGCAGGCTTCCAATCTTTAACTGGGGCCGGGTCGTGGCCAAAAGAAAAATTGCCATTGGGGTTAGGGTTTTCCCTGAAGTCGTGGGCTGAAGGATCATAGGAAATTCTCGCGGCTAAGTAAGTCCCCAGTTGTGTTGATAAAGACCATATTATTCTGGATACTAAATAAATTGTGGGGACGATTATAAGAATCATTACCTGAAGATCCGTTGGCCTGGAGGACGATACGAGGTCTCCGATGAACTGGAGGCCTTTTAGACACGAAGAGAACCATCCTTCTTCATTGTTTAGTGAGGCAGTTGACCCGTAGTAATTATTTTGTACATAATTATAAATTACTTTGGCGTCGTCATCTGTAATCGCTTCGAAGTGGGAAAAGTTTTGCCGTTTAGTAAACGGCATGAGTTCAGTCTGATTAAGAGCGTATGCCGCGGTAAGCGCAATACCTTGTAAGCCGATTAACAACGTTAAAGTAGTGGACGGCATTAAGCGTGATAAAGAAAAAGGGCCTGATGGGTTCTTAGGAGACTTAGAACCAGACCACAAAGTAAATCGGTAAGGGGCAATCGCTGACAGATCGAGTTTTGCGAGGACCTTTGTACTCGAATCGTTTATTATTGTCGACCAAGGGGACTGTTTTGCTTGGTTAAAATCGGTGACGAAACTAAGCCATTTCATTTTGAGAAGGTAATAGTTCGTGACCAGAGCTTGGTCAATAGGGAATCCCGGGCCATTAGGACCTTGTTCCAGCTCTCGAATGGTCGGTATATGTAGCACCCATTTGGGATCAAGCTTATCCGCGCATACACCACAGACGGGTTTTGGACTTTTCGTAATCGGTGGATTAAGTAGACCGATATTAGTGGAGGAGCATGAAGAACAATCCCCTCTACTGCTGTCGCCTTTATTCCGCTTATATCGGAGTCCTGCGCCTCTTCCGATGTAAATTTGGCCCTCTCGCACCAGATCGAGGGTTGGGAAAGCACGGTTGTACGTGCTATCTTTTGATATAATTGACGAGAAGTCCTTACTGCCACTTATGCCGGTACAAGGGTTCTCTGGACAGTAGGCCAAGACTGGGTGAGAATGTTGTACGGCAAACGGAAAGGTGTCGTTCTCCCAGTCACCCTGTTCACGGAAAATCGGCCGCAGAGTGATTTCACTTCTCGACTGTTGGATAGCCCATCCGTTTATCACTCCAAGGACATAATAGGGATTCCCGAATTTCGGATGAGTCACCTGGGTTTGGTCAATAGGGCTGTCTAAATCCCAGAATACAGGGTAAACTTTCTGGTCAATTAGCATGTTTAATGAACGTAATACATGCGACCATAGTACCTCCTGAGGCACTCGGAACCTTGTGAAAAGAAGTTGCCGGAATCTGTGCAGGATTTTGACTGTTAGTGAATTCCCGGCTTTGATTAAACTGTGTTCAAGGTCTTGGAAGCTTACAGAGCCCGAATCATTAATTAGTGAGTAAGGAGGCGTGCGATGCAGTCCATTGAGCAACCCACTAGTAAAAGAACTGGCCTTAGAGTTGTCCCGTTGACATAGGCGAAAACCGGTGAAAACGGGCGTCGATTGAATTTGATCCTGACTATTTAATATCTCTAACAACCATTGGGCCAACTGTAGGGATCCGGGCTTCATTGACCATCCTGTCTTTATAAGGGTTTTGTTTTGATCCACAAAACCTCTTGAATCAGTGGGTCCAGCCATTAAGGACTTATTGAGGACTTGTTCGGCATTGTCCTTATGACAGTGGGGGCATTTGCCCATGTGATAGTACGTGGGGCCTGAGACTGCCAGGAAGAATTTGCCACAATGAAAGCACTCGTATTGTACTACAGGGGGAAGTTCTGCTTCCCTGTTTGGATATGTGGCTGCAAGGATAGCCCTTACTGTCAACGCCATTTCCGAGAAGGTTTTGAAGGCAACAGTTTTATTCGTGATCGAACAAATAGCAGTGATCTGATCTTCCCAAATGACGCTATGGAAGTTTACTGCGGGGGCTGTAGACAGACCAACCGCACATAGGACCCGGATCGGTTCTGTGAAAGTGTCAAGAGGGGATAGTAAGATGGTCTTCCCTCTAGTTTCGGGGTGGAAACCAATAGAAGCACTCGCGTTCTCCTTTTGGTAGTAATCGACAACCGCTGTTAAGCGATGAGCTGAGAAAAGAAAAGAAGGGAATACTTTCGTTAAGAGTGTTTTCCCCCCGTCGTCCCAACAATAAATGGCATTCCAATGGGGTGCTAGAGGTTCCAATAAGGAAGCTTTCAGTCTCTCAGAGATTGTGTTAATTGGGGGCACAGCCTTCCAGATCTTAGGTTGCCTTGAGTAGAACCCATATAACTGCACGAATAAGAACTGTTCACGGAACGGCACACTAGGTAAGTGTGGGAATATTTTAATAGAGGCACAGTTGACGCACATGGCTAGTTCAACGACAAGCCAATTCCATGTCCCGCAGAGTCCGCACTTCCTTGTGGGCGGTTCGATTTTATCTTTAACTGCGACTTTGGGGTGGCGTCGGCATTTTTTTGCCCAATAGTGGACGACAGACCAGTCCCAAGTAGGTTTTGACCAGGCTGGAACCACCATGTTAGGGTATTTATCAAAGCCAAAGTCACATATCACGCCATGAGCATGAAATGGAAGCGTTGCCGTGGACGGAAAACCCCTATTGGTATCAAAAGGGAGGCAGCTTTGGATGATGGTGTGCCGTTTCATCACCCAGGACATCTCTTTGAAGCGTGATTTAATATTTATG